ACAACGATTCCGCCATTAATCGTGGCAAAGTTTTTCAAAATAGTAACGGTGTTTTCAGAAAGTTTCATAATTTAGAACCTCATTTGCTTCAACATGATTATTATATAACGAATCTACCAATTTATCAACCCTAACTGTCAATTCTTCCAAACTACAGTTGTTATCCATGATTATATCGTAGTCAGAACCAATCCAAGCCCATTCTGAATAATGAACTTCAGGATATGCATTACGCATTACATCAAGATTGTGGCGACCTAGATTACAGTCTCGAGCAAGATTGTACCACTCAGGATCATCACCACGGCGAACGCGAATAACCTTACCGCCGCTATCTCGAATTGCTTTAATTTCATTCGGAAACCTCACATCAGCAATAACATAATTATTCCAAGGAGCCTGTTCACAACGACGCATCACAGTATGAACCCAGAGGTCAGGGTGAAAAACATCCCGCCCTGCCTCTGTGCCCATTAGCTGGAGTGCTAATCTTGGTGAAAATGGTCGACCGAGTTTCTCAGACCACCATTTGTCGTCTTGCTCGCGCCATGCTCGAGATTCTGGAGTATTACCTTCGAGCATTTGACGATCCCAACCAAAGATAATTGAGCATGCGTCTTTGAGACTGTTTGCGTAACTCTCCTTGAAAAAGTCATGTCGTTCGACCAAGAGATCTGCGACTGTACCTTTACCTGCTCCAATGAAGCCAACAAGACCAACGATCATAACAAAATCTCTGGATTAAAGAGAACCGACGTAATTTGCAACAGCACCCATATCACCAGTGAATGGGTATGTGCCAACGTGATGCGTTTTCATCCATGGGCAGAGGAAAATTTGACCACCGATTTTACGCCACCACTGGCAGAACATATAATCTTCAGACAAGTAACGATCACTCTTGCCATGATCAATGACAGTGTCAAAGTATGCATGGATGTAACGCGAACCATCAAAGTTGGCTTGACCAACATGATCTGGCTTATAGTTAAATTCAGGATAGGCTTCCTTGAATTTACCAAAGACTTCTTTCTTAACCATCATGAAACCAGTTCCGATTTCTAGAACTTCAAGCGGCTCACCGACGTTAAATTGACCAGTGCCTGCGACAGCATTAAAGACATAATCACCAGTCACTTTTTCAAGTTCATTTGGAGTAATGTCTGGCTTGCGCTTAACTGCTTCAATTACTGCCGACCACTTAATTGATTTCTTTGGGTACGGTCCGCCAATAACTTCTTTATCCAAAGCAAGCATCGCGATTACATCCTTTGGATCGAAATGAATATCAGAGTCGATAAAAAGAAGATGCGTAAATCCCGAACGAAGAAATTCATCTACAAGATAGTTTCTTGCACGAGTAATCAGCGATTCGTTAAAGATATATGAAAATCGAGTTTCAATGCCGTAATTGGCACAGACTGCTTGAAGGTCTAGGCTCGACTTAATGTACATTCCATGTGCCATACCACCATACATTGGTGTGGCTACAAAGAGTTTATTTTTGCGTAGTTTTTCTACAGAAATTTCAAGTTGCATTATTATTCACTCCAGTTAAAAAATGATCTAACATAATTAAGAATCTTTTGTTGATCTTCGAGATTCTCATTAACCATCACATCTATATAGTCCATCAACATAAGCGAACTACGGATATTCGCAATTTTAGTCTTACGAGAGTTCTTAAACTTTTCATCTTGATCATCTTTACGATCAATGTGACGTTGATCAAGAGTCGAATCTTTTACCGTCAAAATCAAAATTTTAAAATCATTTGGAAATAGTTCGGATAGATTATCTAGCATCTTACCGTTAAACAAACGATCGCCTTCAAAGATTACATTAGCATTTGATTCGCGCGCAAGTGTGTTGAAAAACTTATCCGCATCTGGTTGCACTGCCATAGACAAACGATCTGTACCCTGGAATACATTACCGTCATTAACATACTTGCCGAGAATATAAAGATTCAACTTCTTGGAATACATAGCATCAAGAAGTTTCTCTGGCTTGACCACTTGCCAATCATCGGCGAGTGAAATCAATTTAAACATCAGAGTGGTTTTACCAGTTGCAGGTTCACCACCCATCGCAATCACTCTAACCATAAAGCCTCCAATCCCTGTTTAGGGATCACTTCATCTTCAAACATCCAGTTAAGCCTTTCTATTTTACCCGTTCTCACGTAGTAAGTAAACTTTTCTTTATTGATTTTATTTCGTGCCGCAAGTCTTTCATCGAGCGTTTCGTTTCTGGCTTGCCACAAAACATTCCACTGAATACCAGTCCAACCATCTTGTTCTGCTTGCTGAATTTCTTCACTCTGACGATCAAGGTAGTAGCCAAGATACCGTCCATGATGTTCACGAAAAATCTTCTTGAACGAACACAAACAAGTTTCCATCGTGAAGAAATCGATTTGATTACTCAGTTCAGGGAATCTAGATCTGGTTTCCTCAAGAATGTCCTTCGCTTTGCTTTCAAGGTCATTGCATTCTGATGTAGATAGTTTTCCATCGTACTTGTCATCTTCGCCGAGGGCAAGATGCAAACCATTACGATGTGAACGAGACCCTGCATAATCGTCAAGCATGAGGCTGTCAGGTACACAGTTAATGCCAGCAGTATGAGTGAGATGCTGAAGATAAAACCAAGTGGAATAACGACCAAATTTGTGAAGAGAAGTTTTGAGATTATTCCAAAGGTTGATAAAATTTTGTTTTTCGTTGTCTCCATAATAACTCTCCAAAACTTCTCTTTGTGTGCGATTGCCAATAAACTCTTGATAAGATTCGAACATGGCTGGCAAGTGACCTTTGTTCCACTTTGTATCTGTTTGGTATCTGAGTCGTTTATAGTTTGTTGAATTCCACCAAGTGATACGATCCACAGTGGCGAGTTCATAGTCTGGAAATTCGTTTTTCAGAACCCATGCAGTTGGTAGTTGATAGGTATTACCATACAACCAACATAACCATATTTTTTCTTCGCTATTATGTTCGTATCTTTTGTTTAGATAATTTGTCATCCAAACAGCAGGATCGCAATCCCCATACTTCATCGACCACGCATACCAGCGAATGAATTGCTCACGACGCTGATTTTGAATTGTCATTTATATAAACTTTTAATGCTTCTTCCAACATACGAATTACTTGTTTATGTAATTCGTTTCCTTGAGCAAAATTAGGATCAGGAATTTTTGGAACACTAATTAACTTACTAATTCGAATGGCTTTATTAAATACATCTTCACCGAACTTCTCTCGCAACTTTTCTTCGTTACTGTTGTCCATGTAAAAGATAACGTCAGCCCAATCAACATGATCTTGAGAAATCGGTGTTGAGCGAATCCCTTTACCATCATAACCAAGTTCTTCTAATGCTGTGCGCATTTTCTTGGCTGTGATCTCATTACCTTTTGTATTCTTAAGAGCAGCGGAACGAACGTTCCAGTCAGGCTTTATCTTCTTTAAGATAATCTCACCCGCTGCTGAACGGTTAATGTTGCCATGACAAACAAACAGTACATTCATAGACCAGACTCTCTCAGTTCAACCATATAAGGGTATATATCAGTAGATTTAATCTCACCGATAGCGTCAATATTAACCTTTTTACGCAACTCTGTCAAACGTTTTTCAACTGTTTTGCGACTGTGTGCGTCAAAGTTAGTCCACTGATATATCTGTTCAGTTTCATATTCATATGGTTGAAACTTTGGAAATTTGAAAGACGTTTCCCAGAAAATTTCTGTGGGCGTCTTTTCTGTGTTGAGTGCCGCATCTATAAAATCTCTACACCAACGAATACAAGATTCCATCTCAACCATATCAAGAGTGCCTGGGAAATGGCGGAACTCAATTGTGTTTGTTTCTTCCCACATCTGACGCAGATTGATACCTGCACGCGGAGAGAAATACCACATGCGTCCTTTATCAGTCAACGGAGCATGCTCTTCATAAAACTCTTGAGTTGTCGTTGTGTTCAACATTGCAGCAACTCTTGATTCAGGAAGTTTGTATTGATGAGATTTTTTACGGCGCTTCATTCGCTTCAATTCCCATTCATATACTTCTGGAGCAAGCATACTTTTGTTTGGAACGGGAATAGTTTCTACAATATCAAAAGCGAGTTGTTGAAATTCAGTAATATATCTTAAGAGTTTCTTACAATTTTCCAAATCATCTTTCAATCCTGGAACACGAACATGAATATGCAGATTGCTTCTGTAATTAACTACAGGCGCAGGATTCAATGCCGCATTAATCTCTTTGATGTGTTCAATTTGTTCAGCAATTGTGTTTGTCGGCTTGGTATTAATTTCGCCGCCATACTGATACAATAGACCCAAAGGATCGTTAGCAATACCTGTGGTGCTTACGCAGGTGTTATCTTTATCGTTCCACTGTGCCCCTTCTGGGAGTTTGCCGAAACGATATGAGTCACCGTATTCTAATTCAACACCATAGGTAAAATCTTTTGGATTATAAAGCATATTTTGCCTTCACGTCATTTATTAGACGAAGTTGTTTAACGAGAAATTGAGTTCTATTATACTTGATAAATGCGTATTTCGCTATTCTTTTTCGATCTTCTATGGTGTATTTCTTAAAGCGATCTACAGCCGCAATGAACTGCTCTTTAACAGGAACATCTAGATTACGGTCTAGTAGAGCCATTGAAAAAGGGTGCATATGTTCTTGCTCGGCTACAAAGTCGCTACCCAGAACAACATAAGGTATGCCGAACGTAGCACCTTCCATTGAAACGATACCTGTAGATTCATTACCACTACCCAAAATGTAAGTAGCCTCTCGCATATACTTCAAGATAGTTTCGCGCGGAGCATCAAAATGAAACTTAATGTTTTTGAACTTTTTAAGATTGTCGATTATCTTTTGATCTTCATCTTCAATCAAACAATGTTTCAGTGTAGTGAAAACATGTAGTGTAATATCAGGAGCATTGCGACCATGCATGCGCATCATGACTTGTGGTTTCTTTCCACTATCCCAACGTCCAACGAATACTGCATATGGCTTTGCTTCAGCAACTTCTTCTTCTTTTTCAACTAGGTGAACCGAAGTTGTGCCGTCAAAGAAGCGATTAAATCTTTCGTGTTGCCATTTAGACACACCGCACCAATAGACTTTATGTCTATCAAACCGTGATTTAATTTCAGAAGTCAATGGCATTGATGGGCGATGGTAGTGATCGAATACAACAGCATTTTTATAATGCTTATAGATTCCAGTAAGATGTTTACAGGAATTATCTAGTATGATATCAGGATTAATTTTCTGAATTAACTTTACGATTTCGTTTGAAATCTTTTTTGTAAGAATTCTTTTTTCTTTCACAGGAAGGTTGACGTCATGAATCAAATCTAAGATGATCTGATTGGGAAATTGAAGATCGGATCCTTTCATCGTAACGTAATAAACATCATAATACTCTGACAAGACTTCGCGTTGAGCCTTGCCGAATTTCTGCACCCCATTTAAAATCTTATCTTTTTTAGATGGAGCAAAGACGTTATCAATAAGAAGGATTTTTTCTTTACGCATTCTGTAAGTCAGGATTTTTTGAACGCACTCTTTTCATGTTAACTGTAAGATCACTGCTCACGGTCATATATGTGCTCATAGGCATTGGAGTGGGTTTCAGTTTTGAACGAAAACCAATATCTTCCGTCGAGGTGATTATATACCCATTCGGCATATGAGTAAAGTAAATTGGTCGCTTTCCGTTACGATAAAATCTTAACGTTTTTGTATAGTGTAATTCTGCAACAGCCATTGAAGAATCTGGAAACTCCTCAAGAGGGGATTTATTTGCAGTAATACATTGCAAAACCAATTCACTATCATTCTTCGTTTTAGTTTCGTAACCATACAAATCATTCCAACGTTCTGGCATCTCTTGAGTCAAAACGCCATTATGAGCGATTGAATACTGATCGTTAAATATTGGTTGATTGTATTCAAGATCAGAAGTTGAATAACGACAATGACCAATCATATAAAGGTTGCCGTCTTCATTGACGAACTCTTTAACTGACTTTTCCAAATGAATTTTTATAAATTTTTCGGCAGGAACAGGCTCAATGAATGTCGTTATTCCTTTGTTCCAATGAAGAAGGAACGATGCACCTGTTGCGTGTAGTCCTCGAATACTGGATTCGAGAAAAACCTTTTTTACATTTTCCCAATCTGCTTCAGTTGGTTGTTTTAATATTGCACCAATGATTGCACACATTATGCGAATAATCCTTCAAGATTTGAGATTTCTTCTTTCGGGTGGTATTTATCACGCATCTCTTTACCGCCGTTCGCTTCAAGGTAGTCATACCATTCTTGCTCTGTCCACATACCCTCAGAAATTCCATTCCACAATGGTTTCCAAAGTTTATGTTCACGACTCGTGCGCCGCGATTCAACATACTTAAAGCGGAGATTCTCATATTCATATGAGCCAAGTTCAAGCATCTTTTCGCGGAAATAACAAACAAGACTAATACGCTCGGCATCTTCATCTTCCAATTCAATCGGAGTATTGCCATGCATACAGTCATGATTGTTAATCAGCAGTAAGTCGCCTGGACGAACATCAATGGCAACTCGATATTCTGGAAGAATAAGATAGCCGCCTTTGTAGCGACCACCGTTTGAAACAACAAGAAGATTACTCAAACCAGTATTCAAATCGCCAGCATCATAATGTGCTGCTGTTCTAAAGTTACTATTCACAGTGACCGTAGTGAATACTGTTCCTGGAACCAAGAATCGTGAATCAATTTTATCGGCTGCTGCTTTCTGATTACTCCAACGCCATGGAAGAAGTTCGCGGAAGCCACGATCAAGTGATTGAAGGAACGGGAACGCAAGTTGAAACTTATCATAATGATCGCGAGTGAAAGAAGTGGCGCGACCATATGGAATACGAGGATAACGATCAAACCAACCTGCTACGCCAGATAGAACTGCATTCGCATAGGTTGTATCAGAAATAAAAGTTTCAAGAACCCACTTTGCTTCTTTACGAATTTCAGTGTTGTTCTTTTTCAAAACTGCTTCAAGCCAATTAACATAGTTGAACTTGTGGTTTTCAACTTCAGAAGAAAGCCACACAAGACCACGTGTATCTTCTTTGGCTTCAGCAAGATTACGAATTACATTAAGAGAAGATTCATGATCATCCATCATGTTTGTGTCAGATAAATTACACAAGTATGAGAGAATGTCTAGTTGTTCAACTGTAACCCAGTCGCGACCACCAAGTTTGGCGCCCTTTGGTCCTGCTGCCATACCACGATTTTGCGTGGCTGTTGCAGCACCACGCAATCCAATATAGGCTTGTTCTTGTTCTTCTTTTGTAAACCAATTCTTGCGGAAGATGAAACCGATTCTCTTTTCATCTTTTGTTACATCTTCTTCTTGATTTGAACGCGTCAGTACATCAAACTCTGCTGGAAGATAACAATCAGTGTCCTCTTGAACGAGGGTATCATAATGGGACTCATCCAAAAATTTACCCATTAAGTCTGTGCAATCAACTTTTTCTTTTGCAACAATTACTTTAGCCATATGAATCTCTCTTTATGTTTACAGAGTACCGATATTGTACCCCATTACTTATGCAAAAGCAAATAAAAGAGTTATAAAAACTGATGGGGGACTGAACGCCCCCCATCAGAACCAGAACGGTTTTCTTACTGCTTAAGAATTAAGCAGCCATCGAAACGCCGATAGCGTTGCGATAAAGCGTCTTGCGAGCGCGACCGACTTGACCGCGATCAAAATACTTCTCGAACTGCTCGCTCGGAGTACCAAGACGATAGACGATGGTCGACTCGCCACGGCTGTTCGTTACACGATTCGTGTAGACAGCAACGCCGTTGTTGCGGAGACGATACACGAGATCCGACACGTTCTCGACCTTGAACAAGGTACGAGCCTGGCGCGTGGTTACAGTGTTACCATCAGCAAGGTAGTTGTACATAGAATAGATAGCAGACATATTATCACCTTTTCAAAACACCCCTTCACCAATGTTGTAGCGTCGGGGCTTTCACTACAACATACACCTATTATAACCTAACAGGCGTGTAAAGTAAACTAATTACATCTTACAAAACATCTTCTTTCTTCGAAAACGATTCCATCCAGTTCTTAAGATACTGCCTGGCTTCTTCTTTGTTTACGCCAAAC